TCGGTGAATATGCCGACTACGCCAACTTCTCAAGTCTATCTCTTGCTACGGCAATTGACAACACTGTAGAGAACGTTGCTCGTGAACTTGCATATCGCCTTGGTGAGTCTCTAAGCGCTCTTGTCCGTGCAACTGCTGACGGTGCAAACGCTGTTGACTCTAGCGTTCTGGTATCTCTAGGTGCAACTTCAACAACTTCATTCACCACTCTGAGCCTTAACCAGATTCGTAACTCTGTTCAGAGCCTAGCTGGTCGTTCGGTTCGTCCGTTCGATGAAGCTTCAAAGTCTTTCTGCGGTGTAATCCACCCGTTCGCCCTTGGCGACGTGCTTGCTGATAACAGCAACGATTCCCCAATCGACATCCTGAAGCACACCCCAGTTGGTCTAGCACGTATGGAAGACCTAATCTCTGTTGACCTAACAGAAATGATCGAACTGCCTTCAACCGGTGTTCGTTTCTTCCAGACTAACCAAGTTACTAGCACTTCGAACTACAAGGGCGTAACCGGTCTAACCGCGCTTCGTACCTACATCTTCGGACGTGACGGTATCTTTAGCATCAAGCTTGGAGCGCAGGGTGATACCGGCTTCGGCGACGGTGAATGGCAGAACATTAAGTGCAACATTGTGCAGAACGCAGAGCCAACTGTTGCTGATCCTGAAGGTCTAATCCCCGGATGGACAAGCTATCGTGTTCACTTCACCACATCTCTTGGACCTGATACCACTATCCGTATCCGTGAGATTGATGCAGCTAGCGCCATTAGCTAACCAATGAGGGGCATTTAATTATGCCCCTTGTTCTTTGGTAAAAAGGAGAAAAATGAGTCTGCTTAATCAAGTTTTCCAAGGGTCGCCCCTTTCATTAGGTGCTACGGCAGCGGGTGGAAGTCCAATTGCCCCTAACGTCGCCATTGATACAGTCAATAACGTTCTGTATCTAAGTGCCGGAAATGGATGGCAACCCGGAGTCCCCTCAATGCTACAAAAGGCATTTCTATTGAATCAGTCAGCTAACGTAGCCAACGTGTCAACGTTTGCCGTTCCTGCCAGCCTAGGTGGCCTATATAGCGTTGAAATTTATGAAGTATCGTCAAATACCCCAACAGGCGCTACACTGCCTGCGGTAACCGTGACATTTACGGATATTGACCTTGGTACTTCAGTAACAAACACTCTTGCATCTGTTGGAAGTGTATCTGCGGCTGGCGTTGTCAACCAAGGTATTCTATATGCAAACGCAAAGGGTGGTACAAACATCGTCGTAGCAACGACAAGCTATGCTGCCGGTAGCGGAACAGCATTAACCTACAATATCAAGGTTCGTTTTACTTGGTTGGGGTAATCAGGAGATATAATGGCTAATATTCAAGAATCTTATCCTGCACAAACTACCGGTCTTGGTGTAGCTGCTAAGATTGCAGTGCAGGGCAATCTAGGAACAAGTACTAAGCCCGGTTACAACAACGTGACCCTTTCAGTGGGCGGAACTAACGGACAGACAACTTTCCAGTTGAACCCACAAATTCAGGATGCTTCAGGTGCAGCTTATGATCCTAGCACAGACACCGTATTCGCAATTACCAGTGTCGCCAACTCTTCACCGGGGTCACTGACTCTGACTTCAGTTGCGGCATCTGTAAATGGTGATGCTGTTTACGCTGGTACTATCACAAGCGGCGGTTCAAACGCTTTTGTAGGTTTGCTATTTACTGTTGCAGGATTTACCGGTGCTAACAACAATGGTACATTCGTTTGTGTGGCATCAACCACACTTGCTCTTACACTGGCTAACGTAGGTGCGACGGCAGAAACTCATGCGGGAACTGCAACTTCGGAAGAAGGAACAGCCGTATACACTGGTACTATCGGCGTGAAGGCGAACAGCCTTGTTGGTCAGACATTTGTTATTGCTGGATTCGTAACTAACCCTTCGAATAACGGTACATTCATTTGCACAGCGAACAACGGCAGCACCACAATCACTCTTGAGAACAACTTTGCTGTCTCGGAAACTGCTACAGCATCTGCAACTTCTCAGGAATCAAGTGAACCTGTATTCACTCTTACATCAGTAGCTACCACAAGCGGTGGTGTAGCAGTTTATACGGGAACCATTGGCGTAGCCGCAAGCAGTCTCGTAGGTAAGACATTCACTGTAACAGGATTCGTAACAACTCCTGCAAACAACGGTACGTTCGTAGCTACTGCTAATAACGGCAGCACTACACTTACTCTTGCTAACACGGCGGCTGTTTCGGAAACGCACGCAGCTACGGCTACGGGTGTTCCTCTGTCCAACCTGCTGACTTATGTGGCTTACCCCGCAAAGACCCTGACCGGGAATACCTATCAGCCTTCAGGTACAAGCACAGCAGTTGCTACCGTATCAACGTCCGGTGTAATTACCGCCGTTGCTCCGGGCGGAGTTGAAGTTGAAGTATCGTTCCCGGCGTTTAACAACACATCAGGAACCACAGGAAATACATTTGCGGGTAACCTACCTTTGGGTAAGATTTACGCTACCGTGAACGTTCAAGTCCTGCCCTAAGCAGTAATACTTTGAGGAGGGTATTATGGCGGAATGGAATGATGATAACGAGCGAGAACTTGTTATCAAGAACCACAATCGAGTACTACGGAGGGTGAATAAAGCCCTTCGTAGTTCTCACCGAATTACACAAGAGTATAATGATACTCTATTTAAAGAACTATGTCATGCAGACAAGAATCAAGAGGCTGCATTGGCCCTGCGGAGACTCTGGGAAGAAGGCGGGTTTCAACCTCCCTGTAGTCCAGAGGATTATGACACCATAATCGATGTGTCCATACGAGCGTTGAAAGCCTATCGTGACACGGCTACTAAGCCAACCCAGAGCCAATATTTCTTTGATTAACCATCGCGGCCCTTGTGGCCGCACCTTTTTTGTTGTATGGGTAAACGTAAATAGGGTGGATTACCCGAAGTTACTCAATAACTATACGACTACATCTCTTTCTGTCAGGTGTGTACAGCCGGGTAAAGAGACTCCCACCTTATGAGTGTTATAGACTTCGTTTGGATGGGAGACATGTTTTTAGGAGAGGAGCCTAATGACACAGCCTACAATGCAGGAAATACAAGCGGCACAGGGAACGCGTTTAAGCGAAACTGCCCCTTGGGAGTCTTATGAAAAGGAACTAGTTGGCCGTCAGGTAACCCCTGAACTGGCCGCGCAGATCGCGGATTACGCTAACAAGAGACATCAAGACGCGCCTGTAAGTTCCCAGACTAAAGAACTACTAGCTGAGAACCAAGAAATCAATGAAGGCATCGCCAGTCAGTATCAATGGCTCCAACCCGGTGACTATGCCGATGTGGAAGCTAGAATCGGCAAGGTAATGTCACATGCTGAGTTTATTACTAAACTTAGACAGGCCGGAGTATCCTGCCATTATAGACAACATCCACATGCGGATAAAGTTACACTATTGTATACAAAACTTGGTGTAGCCGAGCCGGAAATAGCATGTTGGGCGCAATACGGACAAATGCCGGAACTGTCCATTATGAACTTTGACCAGTACGGTGCGCCTCTAGCAGAACGTCGCAGAGGGTGGCGTACATGTTTGCTTCAGATCATTCTTAAAGGAATTCTGACTGAGGAAAAAGCAAACGAAGTATTTGGAAGGCCCGGTCAAGGCAAAGCTTTTGCCAGATACAATTCAACACTACAGGCATTCAGAAACGCAGGTAGTAGTTTAGGTGAATAGAGGAGATTCATGGGTAAACTTGGAGATATCGTAGAGGGGGCGAATCAACAGTCTGCTCCCCAGACAAATCAATTGGCCGCTAAAGCGCTGCCTACAGAGCTAGAAAGCATCGCTCTAGAAAACGCGAAGCTTGAACAGCAGAGACTAAAGCTTGAACTTCTTGAGAAGCAAGCAAACATTCAAGACCTTCAGGAACGTCTTGCAGAACGTGAACTACGCCGCGAAACTAAACGTCAGCGTAGCCTCACAAACGGCGCTACCTTGAAGCAACTTGCACAGCAGGATAACGCGGCACAGAAGCGCTGCAATCACCGCAAAGGTGGTGACGGACTCCACGCTATTGTAGGTGGACAGGGTACAGACTCGCAGTACGCAGTTATGAAGCATACCTTCTGCAACGGCGACATGTGGGTACGCTGTCTACGTTGCGCCAAGACATGGAAGCCTCCCGTTAAGGAAAGCTACAACAGTGAGCAGGACTTCTTGAAGGCAGTGGTTGAATACGAGACTGCTATCAA